CCTACCGATGGAAAGATGTACTCATGGGATGAGGCAACGACATCTTGGGTCGAGATAGTAGAGGCTTAAATGCTTGGATTCCTACCGTTATCTGCTGCTGCAATATCTGAAGATAGCATTACTACGCTGGTTACAGCGTCAGGGGCGATTAACGGTCGAGCGTTAGTTACTGCGGCTGGAACTAAGACGGTTAGTGCCTCTGGTGCAATCCTTGGTCGGGCTGTTGTAACGGCTTCTGAGGGCGTTACATCGGCTTCAGCCTCGGTTACTGGTAGAGCCGTAGTCACTGCGTTAGGAGGCTACTCTAGGTCTGCTGTAGCGGCTATTGTAGGCACTGCGACGGTCACAGCGGCAGGTGGAACGGCTAAGTTTGCGTCTGCTCAGATTGTTGGCGTAGGTACATTTACAGCGATAGCGAATAATGCTGTTTTGGCATCGGCTGCGGTTACTGCTGAGGCTGATGTTCGTTGCGTAGGTGGCGTAAGAAGATCAACGGCAACAGGGTCAATGACTGCTAGGGCTGTGGTGACTGCCGAGGGCATGATTTACGGTGAAGAATGGACGAAAGTTTCTCCGGTGAGTGATACATGGCAACGACAAGAATAAACTTTGGTGAATGGCTACCGGATCAGCCGAGTATCGTTCAGGCGGTATCGGATGCGGTGAACTGTTATCCAGTTGCTAACGGTTATGCGCCTATCCCGAACATTGAGCCGTATCCTAATGATGAGACTCAGGCTTCTGAGACTTTGCTGACCTGCTTTGGTGGTAAGTATGGCGGTCAGAATACGTTATTTGCGGCTAGTGCTTCCAAGTTGTACAAGTTTGATACGTCAAATAACTCATACTCGGATGTTAGTAAATCTGGTGGTTATACGGCTTCGGCATGGGATGTAACGCAGTTTGGCTCGGTAGTGATTGCTGCTGACGGTAACGCCAAGTTACAGGCTTACGACTTGGGGTCTAGCACGTTATTCGCAGATTTATCCGCTGATGCGCCTATTGCTAAATTTGTTACAGTTGTCCGAGATTTCGTCGTTGCAGCTAACGTAGCTGGTGAGGAATCTAAGGTTTACTGGTCTGACATCAATAACGAGACTGTTTGGACTGCCTCATCATCGGTTCAGGCTGATGCTCAGGTGCTTCCTGACGGTGGTGACATTACTGGTATCGCTGGCGGTGAATACGGGCTGATCTTCTTGGAGAAGGCAATCTACCGGATGACGTATGCTGGTAGTCCGTTCTTTTTCCAGTTTGACGCTATCTCTCGGTCTTTGGGATGTATCGCTAACGGCTCGATTGCTCAGTTATCAGGGATTACCTACTTCCTAGCGGACGATGGTTTCTATGCCTGTAACGGTCAGACAGTTACCCCGATTGGTGCTGAAAAGGTTGATCGTTGGTTCTTTGAGAACGTATCTATTAGCAAAGTAACAACAGAGATGAGTGCAACGGTTGACCCTGTACGTTCGCTCATTATTTGGGTAGTTCCAACAGCCGCAGGTAACAAATTACTTATTTACAGCCAGAAGCTAAACCGCTGGTCGTATTCAACGATTAACGTGCAGTCGATCTCTTATGTGGTGACTTCCTCGGCTTCCCTAGAGGCATTGGATAAACTCTCAATTACGCCGGGAACGAATACGCTAGCAGGTACTTACACTCGTACAACTACGACTGTTACCGTAACGGCAAACAATCATGGGCTAAATACCAATGCCTATGTTTACTTTGACGCAACGTCTGGTGGTGCTGCTGACGGGTTTTATCAAATTACTAAGGTCGATGACAACAGTTTCACGTTTACGACGGTAGCTTCAGGGTCTATTTCGACGAGTAACTGTACTTTATCGTTGCCTTCGATTGATGCTGCGTCGATTACGCTGGATGATCGTGCTTATGCAGGTGGCACTTGGTTTTTGGCAGCGGTTTACGGTCAAAAAGTGTACGGATTTACGGGCGATTTTGCTGAAGCCTCTGTTACGACGAACGATATAGACATTGGCAGGAGCTTAATGACTCTCGTTAAGCCGATTGTGGACAATGGCAGCGGTGATGTAGCGGTATCTAGCCGAGTATTGCTCCAAGATAACGTTACTTTTACGTCTTATGCCTCTCCAGACTCAATAAATCGGGTGTCTGTACGGTCTAGCGGTAACTATCACAGGGTAAAGGTACGTCCTACAGGTAGTAACTGGCGTACTGTGGTGGCTGTTGATGTCGATGTAACGAAAGCTGGTGATCGATGACTCGTCAATTTCGCACATTACCGCCATTTGGAGCCTCGGAACGTGATGTTGCTGAGGTTGTTCGTGGCGTTATGGACGGAAAGACGAATAACACTGGGCTTCTGACCCTAGCGACAGGAAATGCGGTTACAACGACCCTGTACGACGGGCGTATAGGCTATGACAGCCTTATTTTCTTTGTTCCGGTATCTAATGCTGCCGAGGCTGATTCGGCTCCCTATGGGGCGTTTCAGGACACTACAGACCAGACTGCGGCTAATACGACTACAGCCTATGCAGTTACCTTTAATACAACAGATTATTCCAATGGAATCTACCTTTCCAATAGCTCTAGGCTTAACGTTAGGAATTATGGGATTTACAACATTCAGTTTTCGTTTCAGTACAAAAACACGACGAATGACGGTCAGGATGTAGATATTTGGTTCCGTAAGAATGGGTCGGATGTAGCTGGTTCGAATAGCCGATTCCATATGCCAGCAAGGAAAAGCACAGGTGATCCGAGTCACTTGATTGCGGCAATGAATTTCTTTATAGAAATGAACGCTGGTGACTATGCTGAGATTATGTGGAGGACTACGGACGTAGGTGTATCTCTAGAGCAGTATGGAACTAGCACTAGTCCTACACGTCCATCCATTCCTAGTGCTATTGTTACGCTAAATTATGTTGCGCCATCGGCTACAACGAATCTTTACGTTTCAAGCCAGCAACAAGGTGAGGCAACTGTCAGTCATTGGGCTAACAGTACGGCAGACAAAACTTATGGGTACATTATCGTCGGATGATTGAATTCAAATTTATCGAGCCTGACCAACTCAGACAATGGTGGATGAGCGTCAAGCCCGGACTAGAGGAAATAAAGAAGCGCAGCCCTGAAAACTGGATACCAGAGGATGTTTACGCAGACTGTTGGAACAGTAAATCGTTTTTATATGTAGCGTTAAAAGATAGTCATTTTGCAGGGTACTTTGTACTACAGCCAATCAACGGGAAACTCCATGTTTGGGCGGCTTGGACGTTAGAAAATGATTATCAGTTGGTGGAAAAAGGTTTACAATTTATCAAAGATATGGCAAGAGAAGCTAATATCAAATATTTAAGTTTCTCAAGTCATAGACCGGGGTGGAATCGTAGGGCTAAGGCTTACGGCTTCCGTCCTAGAGAATGGATTAGCGAGGTGTGATATGGGTGGCGGTGGAAGCGAACAAAAGACGGAAATCGACCCGGAATTTAAGCCGTTTATGAAGTTTGGCTTAGAAGAAGCCAAGCGACTATACGGAGCAATGCCTAACGTACCAGAGACTTTAGCGGTTAGTCCATCTGCTGCGACTCTACAGGCGATGTCTGCTGCTGAACAACGTGCTTTAGCAGGTTCTCCGCTAACAGGACAGGCTCAAAATGTACTAGCTCAACAAATGGGCTATACGAGCCCCTATGCCGGAAAGATTGAGGCTATGGGGATGGGTGCTTACGATCCGTCTGCTGGTTTCTATCGATCCATGATGGAAGGTCAGCCGGAGTCCGAGGCTGCTCGTCTAACGAAATCGACTGCTGGTGGTGCTTATCTAAGCGGTGCTAGTCCGTATCTACAGGGTGCGTTATCTCAAGCTAATCGTCTAGCTGGTGAGGCTTTTGGCGAGAGCATGAAGGACTTACAGGCTAAGGCTGCTGCTGCTGGTCGTTACGGCTCAGGTGCAATGGCGCAACAGACCGCCAGAAGTCAGGATGTCTTAGCTCGTGCCTTGGCAGAACAAAATCAGCAAGCGTTCCTACAGAATTACCAGCTAGAGCGTCAGGCTCAAGAAGCGGCTATGGGTCGTTTAGGCGGTCTGGAGCAACAGGCGATAGCGAATCGCTTTGCTGGTGCTGGTGGTCTAACGGCTGGTGAGCAAGCGGCTTTAAGAACTCGTCTAGGTGCTTTGAGTGCTGCTTCTGACATCACTTCTGCTGACCTAGCGAGACAGGCTCAGGCTGCTCAGTTGGCTCCAGCGTTGGCTGCTCAGGATTATTCGGATATTCAGAAACTCTTACAGGTTGGTCAAGGTCGCGAGTCTTACGAACAGCAAGCTATCGAGGGTAGACTGAAGGCTCAGGATATTCCGTTAGATCGTCTGCGTCGTACCACTAACATCTTCTATGGTGCGCCATTGGAGACTAAGACAGCTACTTCAGGGGGTAAATAATGGGTGCGCCAATGATTCTAGGTGCTGCACTAGGGGGTGGAATCTCTGCCGCTAGGGGTGGTAATCCGCTACTAGGGGCATTGCTTGGTGGCGTTGGTGGTGGCGTATTTGGTGCTGCTAGTGGTGGTGCTGCGGCTGCTGCTAACGCTGGTGCTGGCTTGGCTCCTGCTGCTACAGGTCTAAAGATGGGTGCGGCTACAGGGTTAACGGCTCCTACGGCGTTTTCTGGTATGGGTTTGGCTCCTGCGTCTGCTGGACTAGCTCCGGGCGTTGCTAATTTAGCTCCACCTGCTATGAGTGGTGTTGGTCTATCTCCTGCTGCTACTAGCGTAGGTCTGATGGATACATTGAAGCAAATCCCTAAGTCTTTTGGTGAATTTAGCCGCGAGAATCCGTTTGCTACAAAGTTGGCTGCTGAAGCGGCACAAGAAGAATTTAGACAGAAGCAGGTTCCAACCCCCGGATTGCTACGAGGCAGACCAGCAGAAGAACAGGCAATGCCTTATTCCTCGCCAATCCCTAAAATCAGTCTGTTATAGGTGACTTATGGCACTAGAAGATTACGTCCCTAATATCTTTGGTGGTACTCCAACCGTCTATCAAGGGTTGTTGAGTCCACAGGAACAGGCTTCATTAGAAAAGCGTTCTAACCTAGCTGGATTGCTAGGTTTTGGTGCTGCATTGGCTCAAGGAATGGGTGGCGGTGGTTATCGTCGCTCTGCGCTACAGAATATCTTGTCTGCTGCTGCTCAAGGTTTCTCAGGTGCAGGTCAGACGTATCAGGCTGGTATTGGTCAGTTGGCAGATGTGCAAAAGTTGCAACAATCGAGAGCTCAGATTAACGCGATCAATCAGTTACTCCAAGACCCAAGAGTAGCTAACGACCCGATGATGCAAGCGTACATTCGGGCTAATCCTGCTGAGGCTATCAAATACTTTGCTGAGATGGCTCCTATTCGTGAGGCTATTAGTCCTACGGTTGCTCCATCTGTTCCTGCGATGGAAGTAGCTCCAGAGCCAAAGCCATTGTTAGGTGGCGATGCTGAAAGACCTGCATTTTCTGGTCAGCCTGAGACCTATCCTATCCCGATGGAAGGAATAGCGGCTAAAGAAGGTGCGTTTCCTGAAATGATAGTGCAAGGACAACCACAAAAAGTTGATCCATTGGCAGCAAGAACACAGGCTTTATTGTCAGAGAATGAGCGTCTATCTCGTATCCCTACAAAGTTAGCTCAAGACAGAATTAAATCAAACCTAGAGCAAATTGATGCAATTAGTAAACAAATATCGCGTCAATCTGTACTAGATTTTGATTTCGGAACTATTAAGGATACTGTTCCTCCGCAGTTCAAGGGCGAGGTTGATAAGCTACAGCAACTCGCTGTAACAGGCGGAATTACTGGTAACGAACTCAGACAAGGTTTGCAAGACCTTAACAAACGTGCGCTTGAGTTTGTTACTAAGAAAACTGATTACACAAACCAAGATCGTCGTGTGGCTGCTGGTATGTTCCAAGGCAGACCGATTGAGGAATTGAATCCTGCTGAACTCATGCAACTTGAGAATAAGTTGTATGAGATGCGTATTGCAGAGCGTAAGGCAGGTGCTACGAGCATCAATATGCCGACCGAATCTGAGCGTACTGCCGGATTCCTAACAAATCGTGTTGTTAATTCGCTAAATCAGTTGCAAGCTGTTGTAGGAGCAAATCCTACGGCTGCATCTCCTAAGTTTAGTGCTGAAGCTGTCAAGTTCTTAACTGGTTCTGATTACTTAAAGAATCTAGCTAATCCTGAGTCTCGTCAGCAGGTTGAGGCTGCTCAGTTAGAGATTCTTGACGCTGCTCTTACGTTAGGCACTGGTGCTGCATATACCCGCGAACAGTTGGAAAACTACCGCAGGTCTTATTTCCCGATGCTTGGTGATAAGCCAGCAACCATCAAAGATAAACAGAATCGTTTAAAGAGCTTGCTTGACTCTGCGATGATTAAGTCTGGTCGTGCTGCTCCAACGATGCCGAGCAATGTAGCTCCAGCGTTTGATATGGACGCAATTCAACGTGAGTTAGATCGTAGAAAGGGCAAATAATGGATTTGTCCAAACTCTCTACCAAAGACCTAGAGTACCTAAAGGCTGGAAAGCTAGACAAGGTATCGACTGCTGGTCTTGAGGAAGTTGCTAAACAGCAAGGAACTCCGGCTGTTCCTAGTCCGTCTGTAGTTGCTCCTGTTCCATATTCTACTGGTGCTGAGACTGCTAGGGCTGCTGCTCAAGGGCTTACCTTTGGATTCGCTGATGAGCTAGAGGCTGCATTTAGGTCTGGTGCTATTTCTGGTGCTGAGTACGAAAAGATTAGAAATCAGTTACGCGCACAGCAAGCCCAATTTGCTCAGGAGCAGCCTTTAAGGGCTGGTGGTACTGAGTTTGGCGCAAGTATGCTTGCTCCTGCTGCTGTAATGACAAAGCCAGTAACTCGCGGTGCAGGGGTCATAGGCGATGTTCTTCTAGGTACTGGTATGGGTGCTGCTACTGGTGCTGGTAAGGCTACTGAGGATGTCACTGGCGGTGCCGTTACTGGTGGTCTGATGGGTGGTGCAGGAACTGCGGTTCTTAGCGGTGCAGGTCGTTTAATGGCTCCTGCTGTACGTCCTGAAGCTGCTGCATTACGTCAACAAGGTATATCTTTAACTCCGGGTTCGGCGTTTGGTGGTCGTATTCAGCAAATGGAACAAGCCGCAGAAAGTCTGCCATTAGTCGGCGGTATCGTAAGCGGTGCTAGAGAGCGTCAATTCTCAGAGTTTAATGTTGCGGCTTATAACAAGGTTCTGAGCAATCTCAACCCTAAGTTGAAGGTTCCACAAGGGCTAACTGGTCGTGATGCTTATTTGTTTGTAGAAAAGTCGATCAGAGACAAATATAACGATGTAGTACCTGATTTAGCGGTCAGTTTTACGCCTAAAGTTCAGGCTGGTTTTGATGCTATCAAGAATCGTTATTCAAAAGGTAATTTGTCTGAGGCTGACAAACAACAGTTTCAGAACTATGTAAATGGCTTAGAAGCTGACTTTAGGGCTTCTGGCACTGTTTCTGGCGTTAAGGCTCAAGCTATTAAGCAAGACCTAGCAGAAATGGCTAGGACTTATAGTGCTGGTACTGGATCAACGAAGATTCTAGGCGATGCTTTCAAGGAGCTTGAGGGCTTCTATATGAATAGTCTGCGAAACCAGAATCCTAAGTACGCTAGTGACTTGAAGAAAGTTGATTCTGCTTATCGTGATTTTGTTCGAGTCCAAACTGCTATGGCTAAGACTCGCGGCGATGAAGGTATCTTTAGTCCGGCTCAGTTAGAGTCTGCTGTACGTCAATCAGATATATCTAAGCGTAAGGCTGCATTTGCTAGAGGTGCTGCGCCTATGCAAGACTTATCTAGTCGTGCTGCTTCTATCCTTGGTCAGAAAGTGCCTGATAGCGGTACAGCAACTAGAGGTATGACAGGTGCTTTGCTAACGGGTGGTGCTGGTTACGTTGACCCAATGGCAGGTGCATTGACAGCCCTAATGACTGCTCCTTACTATCGTTTAGGCGAGAGAGCTATGTTTGCGCCTAGACCAGCGACATTTGCTGAGGCTGTACAGAGAGCTAGAACTGCATCTCCGTTTGCTGTTCCCGGACTACTTGGATTGGTGGATTAATCATGGCAAAGAACAAGATTAGCGAATACAGCGCAACAGCGGCTAATAACACTGACATTGGTGGGATTAATATCGCGGAAGGTTGTGCGCCGAGTAACATCAATAACGCTATTCGTGAGTTGATGGCGCAGCTAAAAGACCAACAGACTGGTGCTGATAGCGATAACTTTACTGTTGGCGGTAACTTGTCTGTTACTGGAAGCGTTACCCTAACGACTGCTTTGCCGATAGCTCAGGGCGGCACTGGAAACACTACAGCATCGACAGCGATTAATGCTTTGATGCCTTCTCAGACGAGTAACTCAGGTAAATACCTAACGACTGACGGTGTTAGCGTTGCTTGGGGTACTGTTACTCCGGGAACTGGTACGGTCACTAGCGTAGGTCTAACGTCTAACCTATCGGGTATTACGGTTTCTGGAACAAACCCTATTACATCAACAGGTACGTTTGCATTAAACGGTACGTTAAACGTGGCTGCTGGTGGTACTGGTGTAGCTTCACTATCTACAGGTGCAGTATTGGTGGGTAACGGTACGTCTGCTGTATCGTCGGTAGCTCCTAGCTCTAGCGGTAACGTCCTAACTTCTAACGGTAGCTCTTGGTCATCGTCTGCCCTTCCTACAGCCTCATCGACTGTTTCTGGCATTGTTAATACTGGTAGTCAAAATTTCGCAGGAACCAAGACATTTGATACTGCTCCTGTAAGTTCTGCTGGATATAACTTTACGACAACTAGCTCTTTGTATTGGACTGGTGCTGAAGCTCAGATTCGTATTGCTGGCAATATGCGTTTGTTTGTGGGTGCTACATCGGCTGGTTTTGACCTGTCAGACGTTCAAAAAGTCGGTGGCGGTACGTTTAACAGCTACTCAGACTCACGTTACAAGCAGGACATTAGTGCCTACAATAAAGGTCTAGCGGAACTAAAGCAGGTTGAGCCTAAGAACTACCGTTTTACCGCTGAGTTTATGAAGTCTGATGCCCCATCACAGCAGTTTGTCGGAGTTATCGCTCAGGAACTCGAAGGTACTGCCTTTGCTAATTGTGTAAAAACTGACAACAATGGGTTTAAGATTGTAGATACTTCAGAACTCACGTTTGCTCTGATTAACGCAGTAAAAGAGATGAGCCAGCGTATCGAACAACTTGAGGCTAGAAATGGTTGACATAGGTAAAGCATCTACTGCGGCGACTTACGGCGGTTCTGCGACTGCCGTTTTTTTTGGTCTTACAGCTAACGAATTTGCTGCACTAGGTGGTCTAGCAATAGGTATTATCGGATTGATAATTAGCACTTGGTATAAGCATCAGCATTTGAAAATAGCCAAAAAGAATCAAAAGGCTAATTCGGAGGAATAAATTGATCCGCTAACGTTACTTGCTGCTGCTAATGCTGCGGTTGCTGCTGTAAAGAAAGGCTGTCAACTTTACAAAGAGATCAAGGGTGCAGCAGGTGAAGTCAAGGGCGTATTAGACGATCTAAAGGCTCAGTATGACAAGGTAACAGGTGGGAATCCAACTCCGGCTCAGAAAGCGCAATACGTCGCTGAAGTCCAGAGGGTTCAGGAGATAGCCAAGGCTGACCCTAACGATGTGTTTACTGACATCGGCAACCAGCTAGGCGCATTGATGGATGCTTACGATGCGATTAGTAAGCTATTCCTCAAGGAGCAGTTAGAAGCCAAGCAGGTCTATAAAGGTGAAGAATCGATAGGTAGGAGAGCATTAAAGCGGATATTGATTACTTCTCGACTTGATGCGATGTTAGCTGAGATACGCGAAACGATGGTTTACAAGGCTCCACCAGAGTTAGGGGCATTGTGGAGCAAGTTCGAGGAGATGTGGCAGCGTATCGTCAAAGAGCAAGAAGAAGCTCACGCAGAAGAACTTAGGCTAGCTCAGATAGCATCATGGCGACGCAGAAAAAGGATAGCGGAAATCCGGGCAAAAGCGGCATGGGTATCGGCAACGGTGTTCGTAATTACATGGGGAATGTTTCTAATGTGGCTAACGACAAGAAGCACGATGATGAGAATGTCCCTTGGTCATTAATTGTGGTGGTTATGGCTGTCTTACTAATGTTCTTCATCATAATGCCCGTTCTAGCTTTCATGTACTACGATATGTACTACGCTCATCAAGCCGCTATCATCGAGATTAGGAAGATGAAGGAACTACGGCGAGAGATACTGATAGAGAGGATGTATCGTGATTGACCGTAATGCTTTCAGGAAATTTATTCCTCACTCTAAGTACCCGGATCAATGGTATGACGCTTTATTCAGCCAACAGACCGAACTAGGCGGCAAGTCGCTCCTAGAAGAATACGAAATAACGACTCCGAACCGTATAGCCTCATTCCTAGCCCAATGTCATCACGAATCAGGTGGATTTGTGTGGCTAACGGAAAACCTGAACTACTCTGCTTCAGGACTTCTTAAAGTATTTCCTAAGTATTTTCAGACTGACTCACAGGCTAAGTCTTACGCTAAACAGCCGGATAAGATCGCTAACCTTGTTTACGCTAACCGCATGGGTAACGGTGACGAAGCATCTGGCGAGGGAAGTTTGTACAAGGGACGAGGACTGATTCAACTCACTGGCAAAAACAACTATTTCTGGTTTGCTGCTAGCCTTGAGATTACGCCTCAAGAAGCTGCTGAATATATGCAGACATTCGAAGGAGCAGCCCAATCTGCTTGCTGGTTTTGGTCGGAAAATAAGTTAAATCGATTTGCTGATGCCACAGACTTACGAGGCATGACTAAGGTCATTAACGGTGGTTACAAGGGTATGGAAGATAGAGAGGCTCAATATGCGCGTGCTTTGGCTGTTGTTCATTCTTAGTTTAGTCGGTTGTGATCGGTTTAGGTATTTTTGTCAAGACCCTGATAATTGGGATAAACCAAGATGCCAGCGTCCACGATGTGCTGTAACAGGTACTTGTCCAGATCAATTGCTAAAACCTGAAGTAATGAAAGAGGAAGCAAATGAACCCCCTAAAGTTAATCAGCCAATTCCTTGCAATGACGCAGGAGCAGCACGATGCGGTAATTAAGTTTTGTATCGCTGTAACGTTTTGCTGCACTGTTATTATCATGGTTGGCGTGAGTCTTTATAGCGTTGTATTCGTTGAGCAACCTCAAATGATGGCTCCAGCAGATAAGCAGTTCTTCCTAATCCTGAGCGATATGTCAAAGTATATCCTCGGAAGTCTTGCGACATTACTTGCTGTCAAAGGGAAAGATGCTATAGCTCCGTTTGTGCCACCCGGATTATCTACAGCAGCAGAACGCGAGGACAAGCCTAAAGTGCCTCCACAGTCCCCTACACAGGCTCCTATCCGTATGGAGCCAACGATTGCGCCAATGGCTTCAGCAGGTTATAACGGTAAAGCAGCACCTGAACAACCACCACACCCGGAGATCACATGATTGCGATACGCATGGTTGGAACTGTCGTTCTTAGTCTTCTACTTGTGTTTAACATTCACGCTGGCGAGACAAAGAAGGTCTGTCACGTTGAGAAAGACCGTAAGGGCAAAGAGACTCAGGTATGCCGCGAGGTTAAAGTCCACAAGAAACTTGATGGCACTAAAGTCCCGCCGAAATGAACCCTTACGTCATCATTGGCGTTGTAGCAGCCATAGGCGTTGCAGGAGCCGGAGGTCTGTATCAAGGACACCAGCTAGGCAAGGCTGAGGTTCAACAGGCTTGGGATAAAGAGAAAGCCGAGCAATATGCTCAGTATGCTAAGGCTCAGGAAGAAGCTAGGGCTAAGGAGCAGGAACTACAGTCTAACGCTGACAAGTTAAGGAAAGAGAAAGATGCGGAAATCAGGAATATTACTGCTAGGGCTGTTGCTCTCTCTAACAGCCTGCAGCAGCGTCCGTCCATCTCCACCCAAGGCAGTACCGTGTCCGGTTCCACCAGTTCTGGACAAGGTGGATGTACCCCAAGACAGCTTTATCGAGAAAGTGCAGAAGATTTTGTCAAAATAGCAATAGAGGCAGATAATCTAAGACTCGCGCTGAAGCAATGCTATGCACAATATGATTCAATTAGATCAGATCAAAAACTTAAATAGTGCAGCCTTCATGTAAGGATCGTTTTGCCTGCACATAGGCATGATACGCTTGTTCTTTATCTTCAAACAATCCTAGATAGATAACACTTTTGTTTAGTTGTATTTGAGCTTTCCATTTCTTAGCTCTTTCCATCCAGCTAACACCAAGTAGTCCAGATTTATTTTTATCTAACGCTTCTCGCCTGTTTTGCTTGTTGATGGAATCACTTACACATCTTAAATTTGCAATTCTGTTATCTGTTTTTATGCAGTTAATGTGGTCTATTTGTTCTTTAGGGAACTCACCAGTCTCAATGAGCCAAGCTAATCTATGGGCTAGGTATCTTTTCCCATCGACCCATATTTCAAGATATCCTTTTTGAGTCTTTGACCCAGCAATATCGCCAACTTTGACGCTATTCGTTAAAGACACTTTTCTATAGAAGTTGCCTGTACAAGGGTCATAATCAAGCAACTCCTTAGCTCGTTCCGCTGTCAATATCTTCTTATCCATACAAATCCTAAGAAAGTGACTTCTGAGCCTCTGTAGCGATCTCTGAGGCTGTTTTTATCATCTGGTCATAGGTCTGACCACTACCCCTAGCAATTAAGCCTCCTAGAGCCGCTGCGAAGAAGATACGCCAATCGTCATTAACGGGGCTTTCTTTTGTTTCTTGCCACTTAGGATCGTCAGGATTCTTTCTAGGTCTGCCCATTTCGTTCCTCTTGGATTAGTTGAAATTTGTTGCGTATTGATTGCGGTAAAAATGGTCTTAAATCTGGTGGTAGCAAAACATCAATTTCCTTTAACCCGTTAATAAATGCAATATTTGCAACTACATTTACTAAATCTTGATCTGATTTGTTCATGGCAATTGAAAAAGCCGTTTAACTGATGCTGATGGCGTAGGTTTACCAGATAAGTTCCGGTAAATACTCGGTGATTTATGCTCTACGCAAGACTTACATATCCATCTGGTAGTGCCTCGAAGATGTTTAGTTATCCCACCTTCTAAGTCTCTTGTAGCTTGGCAACTGGTACAAAATTTAGTCATAGTCTTCTTTGGCAAGTAAATGCCTGAATATCCACCCTAAAGGCTCCTGCGAACTTACAGTCAGAAGCAATCCTAGATTCGGTCTGTATCCCACCGATATACCATCCAATTACACAAAGTAGGATGGCAACGATAGACTTAGACCACCAGAGATTTACTATATCAACAACTTTCTTTAGGTCATTGGTCATCTTTAACGAATACCCCTTCCTTATTGAGATAGCCTTTTCTGTCTTTTATTTCATTGTAGGCAGACTTAAAACATTGTTTAAGATCAACATCTTCAATAGCAGCGACCATAGTAAGACATACAAGAATATCGCCAAGTCCATCAATAATTGATTCACGATCTCGTTTGGTAATCGCATCGGCTAACTCTCCCATTTCAGAAAAAGCCTTTAATAGCTGCGTCTTGGAGTCTGAGTTCTGGATGATTCCTCTAGCAGTTCCCCATCTAACTACCTCAAGTTCAGTGATATTAAAGCTACTCATATTGCGATCCCATGAAGTTGTAATTTAGCTTTTTTATAAGCATCAAATGCATCTTGTGCTGTTTTGAACATTCCTAAATAAAAAGTCTTTTTATTTGCTTTTATAGATGCTTGGTATTTTGATCCAGTTTTTGAGACACCCATAAATCCAGTAGAACTATCTTTTCTAGCTCTTGTCCTATTTTGTTGATTTGTTGTTTGGGTAACATCCCTAAGATTGCTTATAGAATTGTTTTGTTTATTGCCATCAATGTGGTCAATTTGTTGTTTGGGTTCCGTTCCATATACATAGAGCCATGCAAGTCTATGTGCCAATCGTTTCCTGCCATTGATACATATTTGTAAGTGACCCCAACTATCTGTTGAGCCAGCAGTATTGCCTTTCTTGCAAAGCCTACCTTTGCTTACTTTCCAGATAAATACGCCTGTTTCTAGGTCGTAATCTAAGATTTCTTTCAAGTGTGCTTGAGTTATTGGTATTTCTTCATAGCTCATAGGAAACTCTCGATTTCTTCAATAGGCATAGCAAAGGTCTTGTGAATGGCAATCATCATGCTAGCCGATACGCCATATCGCTCGTTACGAATCTTGCTAATGGTAGGTGTTGATACGCCTAGCGTTAGGGCTAATTGGCGGTCATTCTTGATGTCGTAGGTTTTAAGTAAATAGTCCAGCAATTCCATGTTTTCTCCTGAGTTAATGCCCGTCTTTCCGGGCTGTCAACATACTCACACAGAGGGGAGAAACCTACCTGATAGGAGACTGTGCGTATGCTGCGTAGGTTATGTGCGCCACCTATCGCTAGGCTTAAGGGTGAGGTACTCGCTACACCAGTTCTATCCTTGACGATTTGTTAATCGAAAAGCTGGCATCTGCTTTCCCTCATAATCAAAAGCAACTTGTATTGCAGTTGCCACCATAACAGCAGGTTGTACAGGTCACATACCGACCATCGTAGTAATAGCTATGTGTTGAGCAGCTAGCCCAAACGAGAGGGGCTGTGAGAGCTAACCAGAGTGCGAATAAGTATTTCATAGTTTCTCCTTAGGAAATGTTTTTTACTAAAGCGTGAGCTTGACTATGATGAATATGGCATAGCCAAACAACATCTAAAGGTGCTGAGTAATCTGGATGATGAGCTTCTGCTTTTTCTCCGCAAACCCAACATGGATGAGGCATTACAACCCCTATCTTTACTGCGTACCTAAGTAATGTTTGTGCTTTTCTTCTTTCTGGATAATTTGCTTTCCACTTATCTGTAACCTCTTTATGAAGTTTTATCCTATGTGGCAATTTTGATCTTTCACGATCATATGCTCTGACCTTTTCAAGATTTTCTTGCCTATGTTTATTTGCATCATTTTTCGTACATTCTTTGCACTTGTTTAAGTGACCATCAGCCATTTCCTTATGTTTATAAAACTCCGTCAATGGCTTGATAGTCTTGCACTTAAAGCACTCTTTTGAACGAGTCATGTCACTATTCCTGTGCTATGAAATATGACCATTATAGACCCGTTTTAACTAAAAGGGATATCATCATCTCCCATGACATCGTCTTTTGGTGGCGCTTTTTTGGTTTCCTTCTCCTTAACCGCTAGAGAGAAAAACTTACCGTTCTTGCCTTCTTTAAGCCATCCAGAGAGCCAGTAATCCTTGCCATCGATATTGATCGTGCCGGAGTAGTCTGGATGCTTGTCAGACTGCTTGTTAGTGTTGCGCCCTAACATACCGCGATTAGTATTATCGTATTCCATGATTATCCTTTAGTAAATTTCTTAATTGCACTACGTTGCTTGCTATCCAACTGTGACCAGAGTGCAGTTTTTAAATCCGCATCCAGTTCCAGAGAATTGATGTACTCCACAGCCTCGCCTACCTTATCCTTGTGGATGAACATAATTACATCGGCTGCATAGCTGCGAATCTCGTCCTGAGATTCTGAGTCTAGCTCGTCAAATACCGACTTAGTGACAGGCTTTGCAGACTTAGGTTCTTCTGATCCGGTAGTCGCATCTAGTGCGTCATGCTCACAGATAGCCAGAGCCATTACCAGCAGATACCGAGTAATGTAGGTAATCGATGCTCCTAGATTCTGGACTTCATGGCAACCCTTAAGTTGAGCAGAAGCCATAGGACAGGTGAACTTAGCGCATCCACCATCAACCGTATCAATGACACGCATTGTCGCTAGATCACTGGTGAACTCTAACGTATGGCAGAGTCCAAGTTCAGCAAATATAGAGTTGACGGTAGGCAGAAAGTCGGTCAATTCAAAGTAGCGATACCCTGCGAATTTGTTATGTCCTGACTTTTTTAGCTCGATATTCTGGAGCTTGACTCTGGCTTTCTGTAGCTTCTCATACACAAGCCATTGCTGCTGTTCTTCTTGCTCTTGTTGACGGTTATCCATTATTTATCCTTTAGCGAATTTTTTATTGAAGATGATATTGTTAGGTTGTGCTTCCTTAGTAGCTTGTATCTTTGCAGCCTCCTTTTGCTCTTTGCGAATACGGTCAAAAGTCTTACGAATGTTTGTTTTGCCAGACGAGACATATTTGAATGATGGGTCTAGGATTGATGTCATACGCTATCCAATAACAAAGCCAGTAGAAACATTAGAAAGATGACTTTACCAGAATGACGGTCAATGAAGTCTGCTAGCTTATCGTCTGTCCTGAATAGTTTGTTCATGCTTCTTTTCCCTTAAAGTAGTTTTCTGCTTCCCGGTCTTTGTGTTCCTGATACAGCCTGTCTTGATGTTCGAAATGACGATCCTCGTCAGTCTCATCGTATTCAGGCAAGTTCTTAGACTTCACAGTACGGTTAATCATGTTGATAATGAACCGTTGCATACTGTCTCTCAATTGGATAGGATTTTGATGATGCTGCGACCAAACCCATAACATCTGTGAGAATTCTTCACCAATATCAGCGGCTGTCATGTGGCAAAGCACATCATCTGGATGACCGTCTAACAGTTCGTAAAGTAGAAACTGCTCTAATTCCTGTGCGTTCATATTTATCCCCTAGTAAGTTACCGCCCCGAAATAGTGCCACAGATTAACAGGTAATTGTGAAATATTTTCTATAAAGAAATAGAAATCAATAGTGAAGTTCTATTACCAAACAACAACATTATGAGACAATGAAATACGAGAAAACATTAAAAAGATTGCAAGAAACGCAACCTAAGCTAGAGAAGTACCCTGAACCTAGAAAGACAACTCCTAGAGGGCAACCAGTTGAAAGAAGAACCTTCAAAACTCTCAGTTCCAACGTTAAGCGACAAAACTGGAACGATTAAGAAATACCACCATGGGCTGAGATACTGCGCTGGCTGCAAGAAGTCCAGATCATCAATGCAGTTCAAGGAACACAATGTTTGTAAGATTTGTCAGTTGAGAAACATTACGGTATAGTTCACAGGGAATGGCTAGGGTAGCTCCTGAAAAGACGATTCGTTACCGTCCTGCCAAACCCACCCTTTTAAGTAACGACAGCCAATAACGTGAGGCTAATATGCACTACTACCAGCACCATATCGGTGACTTCATTAAGGCTACTTCACGCCTAACAGATTCTCAGGCAATGGCATATTTGCGCCTGATCTGGATGTACTACGACTCTGAAAAGCCCCTTCCTAACGATATAGACGTTCTTGCTTTGCAAGTCGGGTTACCAGCCGACCAAGTCGAGCTACTGCTCAGAGCCTATTTCCGGCTTGAAAATGGTGTCTGGAGGCAGTCACGTTGTGATGCAGAACTTGAGGAATATCGTAGCTTTGTTAGCAAGAAATCACTAGCTGGCAAAGCATCTGCTGAACAACGGAAGAACAAACGCTTAACGTCTGCTGAACAGGTGTTGAACGAGTGTTCAACGGACGTTCAACTAACCAATAACCATAAACCAATAACCAATAACCAAATAAAAGAAAGGAAACCCGTCGTTCCTACGGAACTACCTGATTGGTTGAATAAAACTGATTGGAACGACTTTGTTGAAATGCGGAAAAAGTTAAAGAAGCCGATGACAGACCGAGCCGTAAAGTTAATGATTTCTAAATTGGAAACAATGAAGAACAAGGGCATCGATACGTCAGAGGTATTGCAAAAGAGCATCCTTGCTAACTGGTCTGACGTTTACGAACCTAAAGTTCAGGTTCAACAAAATTCTATGGGGAGACGGGTTCTATGATTGGCGATCTACTAAACAAACTCGAAAAGGTCAAAGGCTCTAAAGGTCGCTGGACTGCTTGCTGTCCTGCTCATGGCGATAAATCACCAAGCCTTGCCATAACGGAAACTGATGATGGTCGAATCCTGCTTAAGTGTTTTGCCGGATGTTCAGCGCATCAAGTGGTTGAAGCGGTAGGAATGGACTTGACAGACCTATTTCCTAACGACAACAATCTAGACCGATTAAAGGCAAACCATATCAACAAACCAGTACGCAGACCGTTTTACGCAACAGACCTGCTGAAAATAATCCAATTTGAGGCACTTATTACGTCCATAGCGGCGTTTGACGTAAGCGAGGGTAGGGAAGTATCAGCCGAGGACAGAAAACGGCTTAAAACGGCTGTATCCAGAATCAACGAAGCGGTAAGTTACATTAACTAGGGGAAACTATGACTAAGGAAAAACCAGAAGCATTGCAACTTGCTTCTACTCTTGATTCGTTGGGTCTTTCGCCAATCCTTAGAAAGACTTCCGAGGAACTGCGCCGATTACATGAGGAAAATGAAATTTTGCGTGAATGCTTACGTCGAATGTATGAATCATTTAAAGATCAGAGGAGCATTAATGACGATTGAACTAGCGCGAGAGGAAGTGCATCCGGTGGCGTGGATGTATGTTAATGCCGATGGAGAGTGTGAGCAAATTGAATACGGAGAGGTACTTGATGACCCATCTGTCACCCCACTCTACACCGCCCCACCACAGCGCGAATGGCAGGGGCTGACGGATGAGGAAATATCGGAGGTAATTCGGAATACTCACAATACTGGCAGTTTTGTACGCGCCATCGAAGCCAAGCTGAAGGAGAAGAACACTTGACTATCGAGCTAACGAGAGATGAGGCTGAGGAGCTACTAAAGATTCTAAAGCTGATGTACACAAACCATGCCCTAACGAAATCCCTTGCTGATCGACTAGCCGGAGATCCGCTGATTGAGTTTCCGAAAGAACCTGAGCCAGAGGAGCCGGTTGATTCTGGATGGAAAGACTTATCTACCGCAGAGATCAAGGCTATCTGGAACCTAACGAAAAAGCCTAGCGACTTCTCTACGATGCTCTTGGCAAAGATTAAGGAAAAGAATTATGTCTGACATGGTGAACAATCCTCCGCATTACAACACAGGCGGCATTGAGGCTATTGACTACATCGAAGCAAAGCGGCTTGATTTTCATCTTGGCAACGCTGTGAAATACATAAGCAGGGCAGAACACAAGGGTACATATACGCAAGACTTGCAGAAAGCTATATGGTATTTAAACCGAGCCATTGAAACCAAGGGGAAGAATGATGAGCATTGAAGCGAGGGCGATAGAGCTAGACGAGGCTAGGAAAGCCAGAATCCTGAAATCCGAGACTATTGACGTTGAAAAGTACCTTCACGCTAACGATGTGACGATCCGGGTAAGGAAGGCTAGGGATTGGCTGGAGTCGGTCAAAGAGTCTTACCTGTCGGAAACGGTAGAGCGAAAAGTTGTTATGCCATGGACTAAGACGCATGATTCCTTTGCCTATCGTGAGGGTGAGGTTACTGTTTACGCTGGTTCTAATGGGGGCGGTAAGTCGCTTATAACTGGTCAAATCGCGCTGCACTTGGTCAAGCAGAATCAGTCGGTCTGCATAGCGTCATTCGAGATGAAGCCAGAGAGGACTCTACAGCGGATGCTCCGACAGTTCTCCGGTGAATCGCTGGATGATCCGCTAACCCATGACAGGGCAGGATTTATCACGAAGATGGTTGACCGGATGGACAAGTTTCTAGGTAGTAATATGTACCTTTACGACCAGCAGGGAACTACGTCGCCAGAGAAGGTGATAGCCATGACTCGGTATTGCGCCACAGAGCTAGGCGTTAAGCACATCATCATCGACAGCCTAATGAAGTGCGTGAAGAACGAGGATGACTTCAACGGTCAGAAGTCTTTTATCGACGAGTTAACAGCATTGGCGAGAGATCATAACGTCCATGTTCATTTAGTCCACCATATCCGCAAGCAGCAGACGGACGAGACACAGCCGAACAAGAACGACCTGAAAGGGTCTGGAAGTATCTCGGATCAGGTGGATAACGTCTTTTTGGTGTGGAGAAACAAGAAGAAGGAAAACGCTAAAAATAGGGGTGAGCAGATAGACGAGACTCAGCCGGATACCTATCTAATGTGCGAGAAACAGCGGAATGGTGACGGTCAAGAGTGGTACGGACTTTGGTACGACAGTCTAAGCCAGCAGTTTGTGGAAAGAATAGGGGCGAGAATTGACTTTGATAACCGAGGAAGTTTTAGAGCATAGGCATAGGTGCGAGGTGCGCCAAGTCTTAGCATGGAGAGTAGAGGACAGGGGCAAGGCGATGGACTATCTGGCTAGGGTCAAGGGTGATAGGCGGGAGAAGCTGGAGAAAGATTGCCGAACTCAGTGGGAACGTGGGAACCGAGGCGAGAAAGGGGATTGGCGTGGTTTATAAACGGGTTGATTCCAATCAGGTCGAGATCGTCAAAGAGTTAAGACGCTTGGGGATGGAAGTCGAGCATTTGCATAGCGTAGGCAAAGGATGCCCGGATATTCTCGTAGGCTACAAGGGTAAAAACGTCCTGCTGGAGATAAAACGGGATGAGAAAGCCAAGCTAACCCCGGATCAGGTCTTATGGCATCACTCATGGAAAGGGCAGGTAACTGTTGTCAGTAATGTAATTGACGCAATAAAGGCGGTGAAAGAGGTTTGCAGGGAATAGTGTTTATCTATAGAAATGTGCTTACAGATAGAAATAAATGTGTTTACCCAAAGCAATGTAATAGATAAGATTTAGCCATACCAACACGGTATTAACAAAGGGGAAACAAATGCAAACAATCCAAATTACTGAGCAATCAAAGGCACTTTTTCTGGCTTACGCAGACGATGCTTGTAACTGGGGCGGTACACCATGCGTAGGTTGCAATGTTGGCGGCAGCAAAGAAGATCGCGGCAATCTGACCCAACTGAAAAAAGCAGGATTGATTGAAACTTGGACAGATCAAGGTAGCACTTGGATTCAATTTACAGCAGAAGGAAAGCAACTCGCAGCAGAAAACGGAATCGAAATTTAATCAACCAGCCGGGGGGAACCCCGGCGTTATAGGGGAACAAGATGATTACAGCGCACCTGACAAAAGTTAAAAACGGCTGGCAATTGACGCTAGTAAATGGTGTCCAGCCATTGCTTGATAACATAATTACCAAAATTGAATTTAAGGAAAAGCGCGAGGCTAAGAAATTTGCAGTAAGCCAGAACGCTAAACCTTGGAACTACATTTAAGGGTGCAATATGAAAGTTGAAGGAATAACCCAACACACAGCAATTTTCGTCGATACGATTGGCAAGAACGTCTGGATTAACGTGATGTTGTCCAACGGTAGCGCAAACTTGTCTATCTCGCCTGAGAACGCTGAGAAGCTGATTGAGGCAATCCGAGTTTCCATTACTGAGGCTCAGTATGCAGGTTGATCCTCACGCTTCAATCGACTTTATCTACCGGAACTCTACGGCTTACGCTAAGGCTAAGGCTGAGGTAACGTACCTCGAGGAGTTTCGTAAGAGCAAGAAAGCAATCCTGTTCAGTCAGGCAATAGGAAATACGGTCGCTGACAGGGAAAATCAGGCTTATGCTCATCCAGAGTACCAAGCCTTACTAAAAGGGCTTCAGGCGGCTGTAGAGGCTGCTGAAGAACTTAGGTGGAAGTTGATAGCAGCACAGGCTCGGATCGACGTATGGCGCAGTCAGGAAGCCAGTAATCGGACTATGGATAGGGTGACGCAATGACCAGAGATGACATTATCCGCATGGCGCGGGAGGCTGGTATATCGGTTCCTTGGGATCAGGAGCCTTTGCCTTTTGCGTTGCTTGAGAGGTTTGCTGAATTTGTCGCAGCAGCAGAGCGTGAGGCGTGTGCGAAATTATGTGAGAGTCAGCGAAGTGTAATTGTTGAAAGCAATCCTGCGCGGGTAGAGTTTGATCCAAATGACGTTGCGCTGTTGAAATGCGCTTTACTAATCCGTGAAAGGGGAAACTATGAATGATTTACAGGATAACGTACCAGATGATAGCAATTTGGCACAATGTGAGTATTGCGGTTGGGTAGTAGATTGGGATGAGGTTCCGAGGGCTAGGGATATGTCTGGCGAGATCGTTACCTGCTGTGAGGAGTGCAACGAGGGCGAGAGTTTCGTAAATTATCCGGCTAAGAACTTTAATGTACAGAAACAAGAAGCTACTTGAAAAGGCTAGAGACCTACCTTGTCAGCATTGCGGTAGGGAGGACGGAACAGTAGTCGCAGCCCACTCGAATCAGTTGCGAGATGGGAAAGGAAAGGGTATAAAGGCTAGTGATTTTAGGATTGCTAGCCTTTGTTTTTTATGCCATTTTGAGCTTGACCAAGGCAAGAATCTTTCCAAGCAGCAGCGGTTAGAAATGTGGGAAGAAGCTCATAGAAAGACCATTGGCTTGTTCTTTGAACGTGGCTATTTGGAGGTCGTATGAAGAAGATGTCGAAGATGGACAAGAAAATTAAGTCTGTCATGGGTGAGTTCAAGGAAGGTACTCTGCACTCAGGCAAAGGTGGCAAGGTTGTTAAGTCTAGGCAACAGGCGGTTGCAATTGCTATGAGTGAAGGGCGTAAAGCCTCGAAAGGGAAGAAATGAAAGCCGGACTATACGCAAATATCCATGCCAAGCGTAAACGTATTGCCGAGGGTTCTGGCGAGAAGATGCGTAAGGTAGGTTCTAAGGGTGCGCCGACTAAGGCAGATTTTAAGGAAGCCGCTAAAACAGCCAAGCCGAGGAAGAAATGAAGAACGGTAAAAAGAAATCTGACAAAGAGTTGCTAAAAGAGTATCTCGACGAAGAAAAAGAGAAGAAAAAGAACGGTGTTAATGAGATAGAAATCGAGATCAAGATTCCTATGGGTAAGCATAAGCGGGGCAAAAATGGGCGCAGCATGGACTAAGAAGGCTGGCAAGAATGTCTAACAAATTTTTAAAAGACGATGTTGATAAAATTGTAATAACTTACAATGTCTGGAGGAATTTGTTTCGCCGATGTTATGTAGAAAAATGTGAAGATTATAAAAATTACGGGGCAAGAGGAATAAAAGTCTGCGACCAATGGCATGGGGAGGATGGGTTTTGGAACTTCTTAAATGATGTTGGTTTAAGGCAAAGTAAGAAACTTTCGTTGGATCGTATTGACGTTAATAAAGGCTATTCACCAGAAAATGTAAGATGGGCAACTTCTTCTGAACAAGGCAAAAACAAAAGAAATAATGTTTTGATAACATTTAATGGCGAGATTATGAATATATCTCGTCTTGCTATGAATTGTGAAGTTCCTTATCAAGCATTATGGAAACTAATTGTTGTAAAAAAAGTTAGCCCTGAAAATGCTGTAAAAATTTTAAAAACTCCAAAACAAGCAACGATTTCTGAAATTGCAAGAAAAGCTAACTTAAAGCCAGCAACTTTAATGCGTAGACTTCGTGTTGGAGTTCCAATGGATTTAGCTATTTCGGCTCCATTAAAAGCCGGGGTAAAAACATTGAGGGCAAACAATGGTTGCTAAAAAGCATCAAAATCCTAAAGGCGGCTTAAATAAAGCTGGCAGAGAGTACTTTAAGCGAACTGAGGGTGCTGATCTGAAGCCTCCATTGAAATCTGGGGATTCTGGTCGTAGAGCGTCTTTCCTAGCCCGGATGGGTAATATGCCGGGAGCAGAACGTAAACCTAACGGTGAGCCTACTAGATTGCTCCTAAGCCTGAAGGCATGGGGAGCTAGTTCAAAGGCTGATGCAAAGTCTAAAGCAGCCGCTATATCCGCAAGAAACAAGAAAAAATGAGATACAGCTACGGGCTGGAAAACATTACTGTCCGGCATTGGGGCGAAAAGGCTGACGTTTTAATTGGGGCTTTCTGCTCAATTGGCGATAACGTCGAGATATTTCTAGGTGGAAATCATCGGACGGACTGGGTGACAACCTACCCTTTCGGGCATATCAATGAGGAAATATTCCCTTGGCATGGTGACGGACATCCAGCGACTAAGGGTGATGTAATCATCGGGAATGATGTCTGGATCGGCTCAGGCTGCACGATTATGTCCGGGGTGACGATAGGCGATGGTGCTGTTTTAGCGGCTAAG